TGATAACTGATTCTTTGGACAACTGTTCCGCTTTTGCTGCTCGACTCCATGTCCCACATTGCTGGCATTGAAACCTCTGATAATGTCTAGTTGTAGTAATAGCAGTACCACGTTTTTGTAATTTATTAGAACCGCAATTTGGACAACAAGAATGTGCGGAATAAGCATTGTGATTAGGATGGTGTTTAATCCAACCTTTAAACTTATCATAAACCTTTTCTAACAATACAACATCGTTTTTATTGTACTCTTCCATAGTCTTCCATGCCTTACGGTCATCATTCATACACTTGACCCATAAAGTATGTCCTTCATGTTCTGTCTTACCACCTAATCCTAAAGCTTGTGCAACATAATCTAGTTTGTTAGAAACAAACCTAAACTGCCTTCTTGCTACTTGTAATAAATCTATCTGTTTGGAGGGTGCTGGAGGCGGCATACCAGAGAGTAAGAACTCTTTGTGTAGTATGGGTATGTCAAACCTAGAACCGTTGTAGTGAACGATGGCATCAGCTTCGTCAAGAAGTTTATGCACAGAGTCTAGCATTTTTTGTTTGCCAGATTTTTGAATAGAGTCAAACATAATTTTAGATTCACCGTACCACTTGGCTGCATAACAGAGGGTGTAAGATGATTCTAGTAATTGATTTATAGAGATGTTCTGGTCAAATATACCCCAGACATGAGCAGTATTTGGTGCTACTTCTATATCAATAAGTAAAATTTTCATAATAACCTTTAGTTATGAGTTTACTTATTATACACCAACAAATAATCGTTTCTCGTCTAATCTACGATTTTGTAGACCTTTTAATATTTTACCGCCAGCTCTACAATATTTAACTAACGACTCCATAGCTTGTTCTTTATCGCCACGAAGCAACGCTTGACGGATGGTGCTTCGTTGAAAGCAACCAAGACCAAGATTAAAGCAGAAAGATAAGATAGCGTCAAACTCTTGTTGTCTAAGAGGCACGTTAGGTAACATCTTAGATATTCCCAACTCGAAGCGGCGTAAGTCTGATTTAAGAATTCCATTTACTTCATCCTGTGTAAAAGTTTTGTCCCACTCTCTAGGCAAAGATTTACCATCACCGATAAGATGACCAACACCCACAGTCCAGAGACCAGCAGGGCAACGATAAGGCTTGTACCTAACTCCCTCATGATGTTTAAGAAGTTGTATACAAACATTAGACGCCTTCACGTTTCTTTTCCCAAGTTCTTGAACCAAAGTAGAACCCAATAATAGAAGCTACAATTGACATCTCTTCGCTAGAAAATACTGCATCCATAGCTTCTGGAGTAAATCCACCTGTAGACTTTACTGCCCATACAAGACCTGCTACATCTACAAATACAAGTAAACCTACAAATGTAAATGCTACAATAGGTCTTACAGAAGCATTAAGAGTTTTTACCCATTGAGATGATTCAGCAACAAGTTTAGCATCATGTTCATATAATGCTACTCTTTCATCTGCATAAGTTTGTGCGTTTATTTCGTCTAATTTAATTGCTTCCACTTTTTCTTGAGATACGAAGCCAGCTTTTGCAAGTTCAAGTTCACGTTCTGTTTGAAGTTTAGCCATTTCTCGTTCATGTTTTTGGTCGCCTTTTTGTTGAAAAAATCCTAATAAACTTGGAAGTCCGCTTGTAGCAAAACCTAATATACCGCTAATAATACTAAACATTATTTATATCCTTTAGTTTTTTCATGTTCTTCTAAAAGTCTTACTCTAATATGTAATTCAGCTATTTCGGATTTTAATTGATCTTTTAGCTTGCCTCTAGCTTCAGCACTTTGAGGGCTGTCTATAATGACACCTTGTTCTGTAATAAGAATAGGCATTTTAGATTTGATGTTGATTAAGTCTGCTTGTATAGACGCCATTGAAGTAAGTAACCAAGCAATAGCAGAGACTATCACTGGGAACAACATGTTAGTTATTTTTTCCATATTCATTACAACTCCTTAGGGTCAAAACCAAGATGATTGGCTACACGTTTCTGTAGCTTTAAAAATAAGCCTTTATGGCTAGTATACTTGTCTGTTTTAGGTGAGTCTAAATATACACACATGTGGATTATCTCATGTGCAAGGGTCATTAAGACTGGATACAAATGAGTATGACGTGCTGTGCTAATAGTAATGATATGTGGCTCACCTGATTGTGGTGGCTCGTATTGTCCGCATATAGTATCGTCATGCAATACTACAAAGTCTACTTTAGATGCAGGCGGAAGTTTATACTCGTCAAATACAGGGAACTCTATTAAAGCCGAATAAAGATTGGCTATGTTGTTCTCTGTAATAAATGTCATATTGTGGCTTTAGGTTTAAATAGTTTAGCGTCAAATACTGCTGTTTGATTTATTTCTGGGAAGTAAATATAGACTGCTTGCTTGCCTTCATAGTTATCAGATTTCCAACAACCTTCATGGTTAGGATGACCTTTGTCGGTAGCGTAGGCAGCGTAGTCATAACCTTGTAAACCTTGTTTTTTAAATGCACATTCCTCAGAAGTTAATACTATTTCGCCTGCTTCTGTAGCCATGCTCATTTCTTTTACAAGTTCTTTACTTTCTGCGTAATCATAAAGAAACACCCACAGCAATAATAAGGTTATTGCCATGAGTAATTGTTTCATGTTACTTTCCTAGCCAATGATTAACAATAAATGTTATAAAGCCACCGATAGCAGAGGCAATAGCCATACCTGCCCAGAAGCCACCTTTAGACTTGTTTGCAAGTTCTAAGAGAGACTTTATGTCTGTTTCCATGCTGTCTACCTTGTCTTGTAAAGATTGAACTTGTGCGGTTAGTTTGCCGTACTCAAATGGGTCTATTTCGTTGCTCATTATTGTCCTAATAAACTTTTTAAATCATCTTGGTTAGTCATATATGGTGCTAGTAAACCAGCAGCATTTAATGGTGCAGTATTGCCTTGAAATAATTTAATACCAGAGTAAGGGTTACCGCCAGTCTTAACTAAATCCAAAACATTTTGTAAATTTTGTTTTCCTATTTGACTAGCAGCAGAACTAGATACACTTTTAAGTGCTGGAATAGTTTTAGCTCCAATAGCGGCACCTATAGGACCAGCAACAAGATTTCCAAATTCTGGACCAAATGCTAAAGTAGACAAACCTCCACCAACAAGACCACCAGCAGTAGAATATCTTTCTCCCTGTCCAGCTTTACCAAAAGCTCTTAAACCATTTTCTATCCTTCCACCTTTGGCAGCATTTTTAATTGCTTTAACTTCTTCTTCACTAAAACCACGAAGTCTATTTTTATCAACAGCTAAATTTTTAAATTCTGACCTTAATTTAGTAGCAAATGCAACATCATCATATGGGTCTGCAATTTTAATTTCAGCTTTTTCAAAAATATCATCTAACATTTCTGATTTTCTAGCTTGCTTCCATAATTTTGTAGCTTCTGGAACTAATTGAATGGTTTTTAAATCACCTTTATTTGGAGAAAAAAGTTTTGTTGTATTTAGATTTTCAACAAAGTCATCTAGCTGCTCTACAATTTGTCCAGCAAAATTACTATCAGAAGGCTCTTTAGACATTTTAAGAGAAGAAATACTTGACCTTAACTCTTGCATTTTTTGCAATGTTATAGGAGCGTCTCTAGACTCATCTAATTCCCTAAAAACATCTACAATTTTAGGATTTCTAGCTTCACGAACTTTACTGCCAATAGTTGATTTTACATTATCTACAAATTGATTAAATGGGTCTGCTTTAATAATAATACCAGCATCATCTATTTTTTTATATAAATTACTTGCTTGTTGTTTAATATCTGCAGAAGCAGGAACTTTTGCTCTAGTTCTGTAGCCAATACTTGCTGCGCTAGGAAGCAATGGTGTAGGAGCAAGTTTAGACTCTTCAACTACATTTTGAATGTTTTGTAAGTATTCTGGAGCAACTTGACCACGAGGTTGATAAGTAAGTGCTTGTTGAACTTGTTGTGCAGTTTTTTCAGCAGTACCCTTACCAAAGTCACCAGTTAATAACTCTCTACCTACACCAGCAACGTTACCTGCAAATTGACCTAAAACACCAGTTCCTGCAGATAGTGCAGCTTCACCTACACCTAATGCTTTTTGACCTAATGTAACAGGTTTGTATTGTGATATAGCAAAGTCAATAACTTGTTGTTCTGTAGCACCTTCTGGTGCATCAACTTTTATTATGCTTCCATCTGGAGCTTCAACTTTAAAAATAGGCATATTTTCCCTTATCTAACAATTCTAAATGTACCAGTTCCTTGATTGCCTGAAGGACTGTTTAATGGAACATCTCTAGGTGATGTTGCTGGCTTGTAAGAGCCACGAGTATACAATGGGTCTACAATAAAGTCAGCTTGTCTATATGTTCTACCGTAAGCATTAGAAATACGCTTTTCAGCTAAA